CTTCCATTTCTTTTGTAGTAGATAACATTCCTAAACTATCTAATACAAACATTAAAGGTTTTCTTTTATCCTCTGGTTGTTCTAAATATTTGTCTATAATTTTAATTGATTGTGCTCTAAATTCTTGTACTGTCGCAACTGGTACGATTACCATTCTAGTAGAATCAACTCCTCTAGTTTCAATCATATCTTTTGAAATGGCACTTTCTGATTCAAAATAAATTACACCTGCGTCTTTGTCTGTATCTAAAAAATGTTTACATATACCTAATGCAAAGAAAGTTTTACCTGTAGCGGCTTCACCTGCAATAGCAGTTATTTTATTACCTGGCATACCGCCATATATTGAACCTGATAATAACGCATTGAAAGAATAAGAACCCGTATCAATAAAACTTGTTACGTCTGCACTATCAACTCCTTCACTTACTAAACCAGCATACTCATTGCCAGTTTCTTTAATTATGTCCTTTAGAAAATTGCTCATATTCTTTATACTCCTTATCTGTGTAACTTATCGTGTACCATTTTATATTCATACTATAACATACTTCTTTGATTTTGTCAAGGTCCGTTGCAGGAAAACTGTGTGTTAAATAGTTCTTATATCCTTTATATATCGTTATCATCATTTAATTTCTTTGCCTTCATCACAACTCGTCTACCTTTTTTAGGTTCTTCAAACTCCCATTTAGGCATAAATGCTGATCCCTCGTCTTCAAATCTCAAATTTGGATCTTCAGGTATCCAACCTTTTCTTGGTTCTTCGTAATCATCAGGTTTAACTCTACTCCACAAAAGGTCTTTTACATCACTTAAATTAACAGGACCAAAATCATTATAAACTCTACCCTCAAATGTGTCTGCCATATTGTGTACAACTTCTTTATTGTACTGTACTTTACGTTGATAATCCCAATACTCTTTTAAATCTTTATACGATTCTTTAGTGATAGCCATAGACATATTTATTCAAAAAAACTATCTAGTGTTCCTTTACGTGCCGACTTAAACAAGTCAACATTTTTATCTTTAGCAAAACACCAAACATTTTCTATAAATGTCTTATTCATAAACTCTTGTTTAGCTTGTTCACTTTCAAATAATTTATCTGATTTAGGTCTTTGCATTATTCTCATTCCTATTTGACCTACAAAGTTGTCTTTTAACATATCAACAACTTCATCACAACTTCTATAACGTTTACCTTTTACTGTTGGATCCATAATATTAATTATTGTAAACTTTGATCTTTCAAAACATTTCTTTGATACAGGTAAAAAGAAATCATCACGCCATTTTTCATACTCATTAAATTTAAACCACGATTGATTTTCTTCTTTCTCACCACCTTTATTGTATTCTTCGGTACTAAAATATGGTGGACTTGTAAATGAACAATCAATATCTTTTATTTCATCCCAAGGTAAATCTTCAGCACCTGTATTGTAGATTGTAACTTTTTTAGGTTTAGTTAAGAAACTATTATACACTTCTATTTGTTTCATATATTGTTTATATGTGTTAGGGTTTGGATCACAACCAATATATTCTTCGGCGTCTGAAGCAAAGAAACCTGCAAGTCTATCACCCCAACCACAAGAAGTATCTAATACTCTTTTTGCATTTGTTAATTGATAGATTGTTTTTGCTACGTTAGGTTTAAATTGAGTTGCAATATATGTGCCTAATCTAAACGCACTCATATAACTTGCTTCTGATAATTGTCCACCTCTTAATTCTTCTTTACCTTCTACAACAACTTTTTTCATATTGTTTATACCACGCCAGATAGGTCCTAAACAACGCCAAATATCTTTTGACGTACCATTGTACCATACATCTAAAGGTGCTTTAAAACTATAACTTGAACAATTTAATCTTAATTCTTGGTGAAAATAATTAGACACATTATTATAAGTTGATGGTGCGTCTATAATGCCTAGACCATAATCTTTATAATTGTATTTGTAATCATCATACTTTTCCATAACATTGTTGTCATTCAATTTACAATATTGAGTTATGTCTTGTTTTTGTAAATCGTAAAATGATTCTCTTACATCATCTAAAGTAATTTTCTTTAGTGGAAATACAGGTCTATTTTTTTCTATGTAATCTGCTAAGTCTAATCTAAACTGTTCTTTGCCTATATCGTTTGTATAACGTTCAAACGTTTGTTGATCCATAATAGGCAAACCGTTTTCGTTTGCATAATCATTTAGGTAATTCATTATTCCACATCCATAATAATATTAATACAGGTACAAAACATAATATAACACATAATATTGCTAATGTCAAGCTCATTTAAATTTATCTGTTTGATTTCCCCAACTATCCCAACCATTTCTTTGTGTTCTAGCAAAGAGTTCTATATAAGGTCCTTCTAATAAGTTCTCTATATGGTTGTACATTATATCTGGTTTTCTACTATGTTCTCTACGTTGTTCTACAACTAATTGAGGTACTGATTTACTGATTCGTTTTGGTTTACCTTTTGTTGCAAGTAAACACATTTCAGGATTGCCTCGTGTCCAATATCCTAAACCTGTAAAGAAACCCATACTCTTTCTATTTGTTTTTGCCCAAGTAAATCCTACAGTTTTATATTTAAAACCCCACGCATTAATAACTTCAAACGCTTTGTCTAATAAAGGATCAACAACCCACATTAACAATACTGAATCATCATTTGCAATTTTACTTATAGGTAAATTACATATGTCTTTTAAACTCATTACGTTATAATGATTTTCAGGACTTCTATCTTTACCTTTATCACTAAAAGTTTTAAATGTCCAAGGTGGGTCAGCGTAAATTACGTTATACTTTTTATTGATATCCATAATAATAACATTAAGATTAAAAATGCCTTTGTATCTATTCTAGTCATAGCAATTCTTTGACCCCATTGAAAGAATACAAATACTGTAAAATATAAAAGTATCATTGAAGTTATCATCCAAAAAATGCCTCTAAACTTGCCTTTGGTTCAGGTGACCAACCAATACTTTCTAAAATAAATCTCATTGGATCTAAAAAAGTTTTATCAAATTGTACTTCATAATCAATATATTCTTGTAATTTAAATTCTTTAGGCAACTTTGTAACATAACTAATTACATCAAACTTAAATGGATTTGCCTCTAGTAATTTAACAAATTTAATTTTATCACCTTCTTGTATCAATGGATATTTGTTTTGTAAACCAAACTGTTTTATTTGATGATTATATATTAATGCACCTTTCACGTGAATAGGTGTACCTTTAATAAACACATCACTAGAAGAATAATATTTTTTCATATTATTACAACTTCTAGGAAACGATACTGCCTCAGCAGGTAAAGAAAAGAATATAGTTTTAAAGTCTTTTACAAATTTATGTAAATCAGACTCTTGTTTAGACATTATAATTTTAATCGCCTCTTTAATTTTAGTTCTACAAATTTCTGGTGTTGATGATTTAACTGCCTCAATACCCATAATTTTTAATTTAGGTTCTTCAAACGTAATACCTTCTTCGTCTAATACGTTTAACATATATCTTTTTTTAGCAGTCCATATACCTTTGTCAGCAATAACTTCTCGTTTCATAACCATTTTATTTTTAAATGCGTTAGTATATTCTGCAAGTTGTTCAAAACATTTTTCTAGGAATGGTTCTATTCTACCTTCAACAACTTTATTAATAAATCTTAATTTCTGTTCAGTAGATTTATCTTTACAAACTTGTTCTACTAACTTATCTAATGTAAGATAAATTGAATCTGTATCGGATGCCACAATGTAATCTATTTTGTCGTGTGTCTTTAATATATTATTCATATATTCATTTACATTCTGCTCAATAAAACGAATTACAAATTGACCTGCCATTGTGATTGCCATTGCCTGTCTTACATCATAATATCTAAAGTATTGATTACCGATGGCGCCGTAAGCACTATTTAATGCAATTTTCTTTGCCCATTGAATATTATGACAACGAGCAATCTCATTTAATAGACTAGGGTCTTTTGTTTCATTATATTTTTTCTTCGCCTCTAACATTAATTTCTTATACGTTACACGATCATTATACATTTTACCTAATAGTTTAGGTAAAAAACCTTCACTATCAGTTTTAAATAATGCACCGTTTGGTGTAATAGTTGCACCTTCCGTTTTAAGATATGTTAGAGGCGTTGCCTGATTTAACATCTTGTTCACCGTAATACCATTTGGTTTCATACCTATAATCTTTTCGGGAGAAATATTATATTGCATAATCAAATGTGGGTATAGTGAATTGATGTCAAACGAAACAATCCATTTGTGCATACCTACTAGAGGATCTTTTACATACGCACCAGGATACTTCTCATCTTTTAAGTTATCTTCTTTTGGTGGTATGACTATGTTATCTTTACGTAAGAAGTTATAGATTAATGTATCCCAAAATCTAACTTGTGAAAATACATCTTGGTAATTAACTTTTGCCTCATACGCCATTGTTAAGATAAGTTCAATCAGTTTTAATTTATCTTCTAACTGGTCAACGATCTCAACGTCTTTAATATTGTAATCAATAAACGATTGAAAATCTTTTGTATACCATTCTCTAAATGTATCATAAGGATTTTCATCTTTAGGTAATCCTAATTCTACTTTACCGATATGATCTAACTTATAACTTTCTTGTCTTGTCGGTATAAACTTTTTATATAAGTCAAGGTAATCTAACATTGCAATACCATATAAAGTATAATGTAATTGTGATCTACCTCTTACAACTATTTCTTCGGTGCCTACTAAATTCCAAGGCGATAATCTTCTTACAACCTTTTCATCTGTAAGTAATTTAATTCTATTGCATAGATAAGGTAAATCAAAAAACTTTGTATTCCAACCTGTGATTACATCTGGATAATTCTTCATCCAAAACTTCATAAACTCCATAATCAATGCCTTCTCGGACTTACATCTTATATAAGTTACATCTGTTCTATCTGTTTTAAACTCGCCTGTACCCCACGTAATAATTTGTTTGTTAGATTGATTTTTAACTGTGATTGCTAATAGTTCTTCAATAGGATTTTGAATATCAGGAAAACCGTTTTCAGCACCACACTCTATATCAAGTGTAAATATTTTAATGTGGTCTTTTGAAAACTGTATATCGTTAGGAAATTCATCTGCAATATATTGATACTGATAACGATCCATACCAAAGATAGGTGCATTTTCAGTATTATAACTTCTTTTGAAATCTCTTGCCTTTTTAATACTACCAAACTTAATTGGTTTTAAACATTGACCAGTAAGTGTTTTAAATTCTGTATCTTCTTGTGAGATTGCATAAAGAGTAGGACTATAATCAATCTTCTCTTTATACTCTTGTCCCTCGTGTACACCTCTTACAAGAAGTTTACCGTGGTGTTCTATTACACTTTTATAAAAGTTCATCATCCCTCAAATGTAGAGTGATATTATCAAGTTCTTTAGTTAACATTATTTGACAACTCAATCTACTTATACCTTTTTTGTATCCATTTTCATATTCTAATAATTCTTGTTCAGGTGTATTATAATCTATTTCACCTAATTTGTCAATCCAGGCATTGTTGACATACACGTGGCAAGTGCCACAAGCACAACACCCACCACAAGTGGCAGGTATTTCATCCAAGTTTGCCTCTCTAGCGGCTTCCATTACAGTCCATCCTGCAGGAACCTTTACTTGGACTTTCTCATTGTTTGTCCTAATAAAGTTTACTGTTATCACTTTTTCAAAGTAGGTATAGATGTTTCTGTAATTAAATCTGCTTTTGGTGTTATTATTCTACTTGTGTTTTGTTGATACGAAGCAAGTATTTCTCTTTTTGGATTTACAGTTGAAACTATATTTGCTGTTTTGATTTCAACTTCTTCACTATCAGCATATGGACTATACAAAGTCATCATCAATTGTACAGGTTTACCTGGTCCTTGTTGATGTGGTATAATTACAAATGGTTGTTTTAGTTTAGTTGTTTCTACTGACTTATCTATAATCTTTGCGATTATATCCTCTCCTGTTGAGAGTCTCATTATCTTCACGTCTGACATAATATTTCTCCTTATTATTATAATGTATCACACTTTGACAAAAATGTCAAGCGTTATTTCTTTTCAAAACCTATTTTGTCTTGTTTGCCTTCTTTTTCAATTGGTTTCATTCGTTTACTTAACACAAACGTTCTATTAGGATTAACAGCAACATTCATCTGTCGCATTAACTCTCTATTAACCAATATGTCTGAACCTGATCTCGGTCTTTGGTCTAAACCAACTTCTATATCTTTATAAGTAAATCCATTAAATGTAATATCCATTAATACTGTAGGTCTAGTTTCTGAAGGTTCGTTAGTTGCATTTGATCTAAAGACTTCACTTGTACCATTTTTAGGTTTACTATAAATTTTACCATCATACTTCCATTTAACAACTTTACCTTTATATTCTAAAATTTCATCTGCGTGTAAGGCACAAGCAAGTGAACCGTTACCTGTATCAAATTTTGCTCTGACTTTTCCTAACTCACCTACTTCCATAGTTTCTAACCAACCACATTCTATAAGTGATTGTCTGTCCCAATGAGTTCTATCTTGTACCCAATCAATGACATATGACATCATAGTTTCACCGTCTATTCTACCAGCAGGTTCTGGATCCGAATAATAATCTTTGTATTGATAACCCTCGTAATCTGCACCTGAACCTGGACTACCATTAATTTCTAAAATGTATGGTTTACCTTTGTAAATTATATGATCTACGCCACACATATATGCTCTGGATACTCTAGCAGTTTTTAAAACAAGTTCTATTTCTTCATCACTTAATTTGTATGGTTCTGCTTCAGCACCTCTATGTGTGTTTGATCTAAAGTCATAACTACTGTGAGTTCTTTTTGTACTTGCAAATATCTTATTGTCTACCACAAAAGTTCTTACGTCAAAATCTGTTTTCATATATTCTTGTATCAACATTTCAGCATCTAATTTCCACATTGCCTGAGCAGTTGCCACAAGACCATCATAACTTTCTACTTTAATAACACCAACACCTTGTGTTCCTGTAAGTGTTTTTAATATGATAGGAAATTTACCTCCGACCATATCTAAAGCAGTCTTTAAATTTTTCTCATTAGAAATATATGCAGTTCTAGGAATAGGTATTCCAAACTTTTCACACAATAATGCTGTAGTTAATTTATTATCACAAGTTAGCATTGCCGCCCTTGTGTTTAACATAAATGCTTGTGAATTTTGAAAAGCAGATATTAAAGATAAACCACCTTCATCTTCTAAAGCACCACCTCTTGTTATACAAACTGTATCTTTACCTACAAAGGTATGTTCGGCACCTTTGCCGTCATAATTGTAAACTGTTAAGGTATTTTTATCTTCGTCTTTTTGTGTGATGATAGTAGATTTTGTATTTACAATAATACACTTAATGCCTTTTTTCTTACACGCCTTTTGTATAAGATCAGCAGTTGT